TCCTGTGGAAGCTCAAGGGGTGGAATCGAAAGATGGAAGAGTTATACGAAGACATGAAGAAACAGTGGGAGGCGGAGGAATGAAGGAGTACATCGAGAAGGCGGATGCTATCAATCTGCTATGGCTTTTCGCAGACGAATCATGTGCCTCTGTTGTTTCGGACTTTGAGGGGCTCCCCGCCGCCGACGTTGCGGAGGTGCGGCACGCTTTCTGGTCAGATTATGGTTCTGGGGTATGCTGTACAAACTGTGGGGTTTCTTTATTCCATCAAGACGAAAATAACAACTGGGGCATTGAGCCAAGTAAATTTATGTTTTGCCCTTCGTGCGGCGCTCTCATGGACGAGGAGGCCGATCGTGAGACTAGTTGATGCGGATAATGCACGAGAGTGCTTTAGTGGTGATGGGGTGACTGGAGCCGTCATGCAGCGTATGTTTGATAGCCTGCCCACCATCGACGCCGTGCCTGTGGTCAGATGCCGGGAGTGCAAGTATCACAAACCAATTGATTATTGCACGAAGCACAAGCAAACAGGTTGGTTTGATGATGATTTTTGCAGCCGGGGCCAGAGCAAGGAGGCCGACCATGAGTAACCTGATATTTATGGATGCTGAGTGCCCCAACTGCGGCGGAAACTGTGGGAACGGAGGGCGTGGAGATACCGTCTATTGTCCATCCTGCGGCTGGAAGGGGAAAATCAAGGGCGCCGAAAATGACATGAAATTTATCGAGGAATATATTCGGTTTTGTATGGAACGGGATAGGAGGGCCGCCCATGAAGTTTCGGAACCCTGAGACAGGGGAAGTATTTGAAACTCATTGTGACACGTGTGGGGCAGGAAGCTCTGGTTGTAAGCTGGTTTGGAAAAATGTCTCATGCGGACGACTAAAAGAAAATCCCTACGAAGCCGCCCGCCTGATGGGGTTCGAGGTGGTGGAGGATGATACATTAACTTTGGGGAAAGCCATCGAAAAGTACCTGAAAATCAAGGAGGAGGACAACATGGACAAGCCGAGAATTTGCGAGGTGCTTGGGGTTGAACCAGAAGAAAAGTTTGAAATTAGAGGGAACACGTTAGGGCGATTTCGTATCAATAAATATGGGACATTCCAGATTGAAATATCAAATGACTGCTGGGGATTCTCCACTGTGGAATGTCTTAACAATCTCATAAATCATCCAGAAAACATCGCCCGCAAGCCACGCTGGACGGAGCAGGAGGTGGAGAGGGCGAAGGCTATCAAAGTGCTATATCCAGTTGTTAAAACATTGGCATACGTTGATATAGTGGGACAGACATTTTACATGTATGATGACGAAGACAACTATAAGGGCAGTCTTGATAACCTTGATGAAACGTTTCCTACGCTGAGGAGCATAAGGCGGGCCACATTGGACGAGATCATCGGAGGTGCCCAATGAAATCCCCTGAGTGTGTATGCAAAACGTCAGAAGAGTACATTCGTGTTGCGTTAGCTCTAGAAACTCTTGCTTACCATGACAAAAACTACTTAGACAGTACATTCGCAAAGAGCAATGCTGCTATCAGTGAAGAGATACAGGCTTGCTTGCAGAAGGCTTTAACGATGATGGAGGAAAAACAATGAGAGAAATCCTTTTCAAAGCCAAGCGGCTGGATAATGGAGAGGTGCTATATGCGGACACATGGGTATAAAGGAACAGATGTATATCGCCTGTGGGGGCAGATTGTAACAAGATGTGAAAACCCAAACGCCAAAAGTTACAGATGGTATGGGGCGCGTGGGATTACTATGGATGATACATGGAGAAGCGATCCAAAATCTTTTTGCGACTGGGCGATTGCGCATGGTTATAAAGCAGGGTTAGAGATAGACAGAATTGACGTGGACGGGAATTATACGCCCAATAACTGCCAGTTTGTTACGCATAAAGAAAACTGCGCCCCTAATAAGCGAAGGTTGAGGGCAACAAATAAAACAGGAGAACGGAATATTTGCTTCTCGAAACATGGGAAATTTGAAGCCTATGCTTACATAAATGGAAAGCAAAAATATATCGGTGCTTATCGTACTCTTGCAGACGCAGTAAAGGCAAGGGATATTGCGGAGGGCTCCATCCACGACGGGGAGGGCGGACAGCATGAGGAGGGATAGCACTTGAACGAGTTCCCGGAGAGGCTGAGGCGAATAAGAGAAAGGAACCGGTTGAGCCGGTATAAACTCTCTGATTTATGTGGGATATCGTCTGACCAAATCAGAAGATATGAACTTGGAGAAAGAAAGCCTCGGTCAGATGCACTAGAGGCAATAGCTGACTATTTCGAAGTGTCGACAGATTACTTGCTCGGAAGGACGGACTATCCGTGTGTAGTTAAACCTTTATCGTCTCACAGAAGAATTTGATAATTCCTCCTTTTTGAGGAATCACAACCTGAATTTATGCGAAAATGGGAGCGTGGGGGCGTATGCCCCTGCGCTCCCATTCTCTTTCCATCCCCTTTTCCTCCTTCACGCAGAGTGGGTGGCGTCGGTGCATCTGCCGCCACCCTCTCTGTGTGCAATATGCCGCCGGTCGAACACCACCCCACTATTCGGGGCATGAGGGGTCGCACCCCTCTGGCGGCGAATGACGGTGGAAAGACACTACACCAGATTGCCAGAGCGTCTAGGCGCTGGGAAGAGTAAGACGCGAGCCGCCTGTCATGGGGGCGGAGCTAAAAAAGCGGTGGCAGCTATGACCTGCCCCGGCGCTATCCCACTGAAAACTGCCCTGCGAGTGGCTAATCATGATGTCGCCGCCGAGACCAGGGTGTGTCAATCTAAGCGAGACGGCGCAAATATGCCATCTTAGCTCAACTGGTAGAGCAACCGTCTTGTAATCGGTAGGTTGGAGGTTCGATTCCTCCCGGTGGCTCCAGAGATGCCCGGTGTATGCCGGACAAAGCATCATCTTGTGGTGGTGCTTTATATGCCGAGTGCAGCAGCAGAAGCGGAAGCGGCGGCCATGGACAACGCCGTGGACGTGTGGCGGCTCAATGCCGCCTCTCGGCTCCAAACGCAGATGGAAAGCAAAAGAGGCACTGCGCGATTAAATTAAATGCCAATGGGCGGCTGGACAACCTACTGTCCGCCATATGCCGCTCCTCGCCGCTTGAGGCGGGCGGTGGCACCACAAGCGCACGAGCTGGAGAGGGCAAAAAAGCCGCCCCAGGAGGGGCGGCAGGATTAGCTCAGAATTTCTTTCAGTTTGTCCAAATTCCCGGCATTGGGGCTGACCTTGCCGCTCTCCCAGCGGGATATCACGGCCTGGTTAACGTCCATCGCATCCGCAAGCTGGGCTTGAGTCAAGCCTTTGGCCTTTCTGGCGGCGGAAATATCAAACTCGACAGACGCAAGGGGGCGCTTGCCTTTACCGGCAAAATAGCCTAACTGCCAAGCCCCCTGCATTTCAAGGGGCTGGAACTTTTCAGACCCTCCCTCCACGGGCGGGTCAATGCTGGTGATCTCGCAAAGCGCCTCAGCAACCTGCCGGTCGAGATCCCTCTTTAGGAGGCCAAGCCTGTGAGCATCAGAAATGACTCTGGCGAGTGCTGTATACGGGCGCTGAGCGGCAAGGGTGAGATCCCCTCCGATCTCCTGCGGATATGCCGCCGCGTTGAGCCGACCGAACACCCAGCCAAACACGTATGCTCCTCTGTTTGTCATCAGCAACCGACCTCCTTGAAATAACGGTATTCCATTTCGTCATAAACATTGACCTTGATCTCAACCTTGCTGTCAGGATACTGGGAGGCATAACGAGCGGCACAATCCTCGGCTCCCTTCTTGTCGTCCATATAAGCACCCATCATCCAGCCGTCTTTGCAAACGCAATATTCATAGTGTTTCATGACTTTACCTCCTATATTGTCCCTTTTACTTTTTATGACTTAATTATATCATAAAATATGATATTGTCAATACATATTTTGAAAAATATTTGCCGCCCCGCAGTTGCAGGAGACGGGGGTGGCTATCAACTCACACGGGTGTATCGCTTAACAGGCTGTGACGGCTGGCCGTATCCGAGCCAGAGCTCGACAGTAGGCGGCGAAAAGCATTTAAAAGCATTTAAAAGCATTTCAAAAGCAAAACGAAAGCAAGGGAGAGAGAAAGAAAAGGTCCCCCTCTTGATGGCCCCCTTTATCCCCCCTCT